CCGGAGCGCAAGGTATCCAAGGCCCGACTGGTCCTACCGGTCCGCAAGGCATTCAAGGTGTAACCGGGCCGACTGGACCGCAAGGCATCCAAGGCGAAGTTGGACCTACAGGCCCAACAGGTCCGCAAGGTGAAATCGGACCCACAGGCCCTACGGGTCCGCAGGGTATCCAAGGCGTCACTGGTCCGACTGGTCCTACCGGTCCACAAGGTGAAATTGGGCCGACCGGTCCTACCGGCGCAACGGGTCCGCAAGGTGCGATTGGCCCAACCGGACCAACCGGCCCACAAGGTATACAGGGTGAAGTCGGCCCGACTGGACCGACTGGCCCAACCGGTGCAACCGGCAATACTGGCCCGACCGGTCCTACCGGTCCTACCGGTGCAGCATCGACCGTTCCCGGTCCGACCGGTCCTACAGGACCGCAGGGAGAAATCGGGCCGACTGGTCCGACTGGCGCGGCATCGACCGTGCCGGGGCCAACTGGCCCGACTGGACCGCAAGGCGAGATTGGACCGACTGGCCCGACAGGTGCTACAGGGCCTACCGGCGCGACCGGTGCAGTTGGTCCTACGGGTCCGACCGGGGCGACTGGCGACACGGGGGCGATTGGCCCGACTGGTCCTACAGGTGCGACGGGCGCAACGGGTCCGACTGGACCCACGGGCGCTACGGGCGATACCGGCCCCATCGGCCCTACAGGTCCGACAGGTGCGACCGGCTTAACTGGCGCGACTGGTCCTACCGGTCCAACCGGGCCGCAGGGCGATCAAGGCGTTGCTGGTCCTACGGGACCGACCGGCGCTACTGGCGCAACCGGCGCAACCGGCCCAACGGGACCGACTGGCGCAACGGGTGACACTGGCCCGACGGGCCCGACCGGAGCCATTGGGCCGACCGGTCCGACGGGACCAACTGGCGCGACTGGATTAACCGGTGCGACTGGTCCTACTGGTCCTACTGGCGCGATTGGCCCAACGGGTCCGACAGGTCCGACCGGAGCCACGCCGACGATTGGCGGCAGCGATACGCAAGTGCTGTTTAACGACGGCGGCGCTATCGGTGGCGATGCTGGATTTACCTATAACAAATCCACCGATACCGGAACGATTGGTGCGCTAGGTATTTCGGCTGGCAATTTGTCGTTTACAACTACGGGCCAGCGCATCACGGGCGACTTTAGTAATGCGACGTTAGCGAATCGCTTGGCGTTTCAAAATAATTCGACTAATTCGAATACCGTTTTAACTGTTTTGCCAAATGGTACTGGCACAATCACAAACATTGTTGCCACAAATAATAGTGATCCAACAAACGCTCAAATCGCGCAAATTGTATCTAATACATCCGAAGCAAGTTTTAGAGCATCGGCGTATGGAACGGGTACGAGTGGCTATTTGCCGTTGACCTTCTACACCGGAGGAAGCGAGAGGGCTAGGATAGCGACGGACGGAAATATCGGTATTGGAACAACAACCGCATCGTTCAAAATTACAAATAACTTTGACGCTCCCGCTGCATGGGCAAATGACGCCGCTAACTTTATTGAGATGTGGCAGAACAGCGGAACAAATGCGCTTGGTGTCGCAATGGGAGATAACTCCATTGCGTCGTTTACCACCAACAACGGCTATAACCTTGTATTAGCGACAGACGGCGTTGAACGTATGCGCGTCGCTACGTCCACGGGCAACGTCGGTATTGGCACGGCTTCGCCATCTACAAAACTTCAGGTCTACGGCGACACGAATGCGGACGTAAACCTTCGCATCACAAATGCCAACGCTGGATCAAGTGCTAGCGCACTTCTATCTTTCGGCACAAATGCCGACGGCAATATGGCATTCCTCGGCGTGCCTAGCACGACCGGAACGAACGCAAACCAACTGCTTATCTATAACCGCGTCAATCACGGCATCGTGTTTGGTACGAACAATACAGAGAGACTGCGCGTAACCGCCGCCGGAGACGTGGGTATCGGAACGGCTTCGCCCGCAGCGAAGTTACATGTCGCAGGAGCAATTTTTAATACCGGCGGTGCGACGTTCTACAGACAAGCAAACACCTCCTCCAACAATGGACTTATTCTTGGAACAGTCGCGAAAGCAACTAGTCCAACTGGAGGGCAGGGAGCTATTTTTATTCAGAGTAATGACGCTTCTAATGTATTAGAAGGCGGCATGTCTCTTATAACGGACGCAACTGCTGGAAATCGGCGATTACAAATACAAGTAATCGAACAAAATGTTGCGTTTCGCAACATCACGCTTGCGGAAAGCGGCGGCAACGTCGGCATCGGCAAAACCCCAACATCCGGTCGATTGCTCGATGTTAACGGCGATACGTGGCTGTACGATGTGCGAGTTGGTCGCGGCGGTAGCGGCATTACCAGTAACACGGCTGTCGGTGGCGCTAATACGCTTTTCGCAAACACGACCGGTTCTAGCAATACTGCCGTCGGATATAACTCGCTTCCAGTAAACACAACAGGATACGGCAATACTGCTATCGGTAGATCGGCGTTAGAAGGAAACACAACTGGTAATTTTAATACTGCACTCGGCGCACACGTTCCGGGAAGTGTTGGCGGTCCGTTGCAATCAAATACCACTGGCGGAGCAAATACCGCTATTGGTGTCGGTACGCTGTTTAGTAATACAACCGCTACAGATAACACAGCAGTTGGGTATTTAAATTCTTACAACAATACAACTGGATCGTATTGCACGTCGGTTGGAAGTCAAGCGTTAAGAAACAATACAACTGCCGCTTATAACACAGCCGTTGGTTTTGCTTCCTTATATTCTGCGACAACTGGCGCCGGTAATAACGGTTTTGGTTTTTATTCTGGATATGGAATTACAACCGGAATCGGAAATAATTGTATTGGCTATTATTCCGGCTTTAGTCTGACAACCGGAAATTATAACGTCCTCATTGGAGAGCAGGCGGGTTACTACTCAATCGCCACAACGACGGGTTTTCACAACACATACATCGGCGGATTGGTTCGCGGATCGGCTGGAACAAATAACAACGAAATTGTTATTGGATACGATACCGCTGGAAAAGGCAGTTCAACGGGGGTAATAAATCCCGCTGGCGGCAGTATGTACCAAGGCAATAATACGACCACTTGGGCAACTACATCCGACCGTCGCATAAAGAAAAACATCGTTGATAATAATGATGGACTTGCAAAGATAAACAGTCTACGTGTTCGAAACTTTGAGTACCGCACTGAAGATGAGATTGACCCGGAGTTGCCAAAGTCTGCGGCTATTAAAACGTCTGGTGTACAAATTGGCGTAATTGCACAAGAAATTCGAGAAGTGTTGCCAGAATGCGTAAAAGAAGAATCAACAGGCGTATTGTCTGTAAACTCCGATCGGTTGATATGGCATTTGGTAAATGCGGTAAAAGAATTATCAGCGGAAATTGCTTTGATAAAAAGTAAACTTGGAGAGTAAGATGACAAATTTTCCAGACATTCAGTTAGACGAGCCATTTATTGCTCAAAAAGAATATTCGTCTAACATCGTTGATGTTGTGCAAATAGATGACAATGTTTCTATGAAACGTCTTGCGGTTTTTTGTCAACTTGGCAGCAATCCAAGTTTCAAATATTACATCACTGTTATGAGTGGAGACGCTTATACAGTGAATTGGACGAATGAAGATATTACAAACGCAGTAAAAGCGTTTTTTGCTTCTAATTCTGGAGCGTAAAAAATGGCTACTTGGAAAATTGAAAGCATGATCGTCAAGCCGCAAGACGGCACGCATACCGACGTTGTGATGACGGCTAATTGGCGTTGCAATGCCAGCAGCGGCGACTTTTACGCAAGCAACTACGGCAGCGCGGGCTTTACCGCACCGGGCGACAGTTTTATTCCATACGGCAATTTGACGGAATCAGACGTGTTAAATTGGTGCTGGTCTAACGGCGTCGACAAAGATGCGGTAGAGGCAAACGTGCAGCGCGAACTTGACGCATTGATCAATCCGCCGGTTGTTAATAAAACTTTGCCATGGGTCGGTGAATGATTAAATTAGATTTGACTGTCGAGGAAGTAAACGCGATTCTGCAAACGCTTGGGCAACTTCCGACCAGCAGCGGCGCGTGGCCGTTACTTCTGAAGATTAAAGAACAGGCCGAATTGCAAGTACCGCAACAGGACGACGCACTGCAATAAGGGGGTCGCGTGTCGAAGCGTCTAAAGATTGCCGTTTACGCAATCAGCAAAAACGAAGCAAGTTTTGTTAAACGGTTTTGCGAATCTGCAAAAGATGCTGATTTAATCCTGATAGCGGACACCGGCAGCACGGACGACACAACGGTAATAGCCGCCGAGTGTGGCGCAATCGTCCACGATATTTGCATTACGCCGTGGCGATTCGATACGGCCAGAAACGCGGCGCTGGCGTTGGTTCCGCGTGATATAGACATTTGCATTTCTCTTGACCTAGATGAAGTGTTGGAACCGGGCTGGCGCGAGGAAGTCGAGCGGCTATGGGTAAACGGCGTAACGCGGTTGCGCTATCCGTTCGATTGGGGATCAGGCATTAAGTTTTTGTCTGAAAAAATCCATGCACGGCATGGTTACTTGTGGCATCACCCATGCCACGAATACCCTGTACCAGATGGACGCATAACCGAAGTTTGGGGGCAGAGCGACAAACTGTTAGTAACGCATCATCCCGACCCGGATAAAAGCCGGGGCCAGTATTTAGATTTGCTGGCGCTGTCGGTTAAAGAAGACCCGAACTGTCCGCGCAATGCGTTTTACTACGCACGCGAACTTACGTTTTATCAGAAGTGGCACGAAGCAATAGCCGCTTTGAATAAGTATCTAGCCATGCCGCAAGCGACGTGGCGCGATGATCGTTGTTATGCCATGCGGCTGTTAGGCAAGTGCTACGCGGCGCTAGGCGACCAGCAGCAAGCCGAAGCACATTTACTACGGGCGTGCGCCGAATCGTCGGGTACGCGTGAACCGTGGTGCGAACTGGCAATGCTGTATTACCAGCAAAGCCGGTGGACCGAATGCTACTCGACCGCTATTCGGGCGCTGTCGATTACCGAACGCGCATTGATTTACACAGCGGAACCGGCGGCGTGGGGTTCGTGGCCGCACGACCTAGCCGCAATATCGGCGTACCGACTTGGGTTGAAAGACGCCGCGATAGAGCATGGCCGGTTGGCCGTGGAGCATTCGCCGGACGACGTGCGATTGGCCGAAAATCTGAAATGGTATATGGGGGCGCACAATGGCGATTGACCTAAAACCCACGGCAACGATGGCCGAGGAAGCCGAACGCGGGTTAGCGTGGCGCGAGGAATTCGGGCGGGGCGGAACCGTCGTCGGCGTCGCTAGGGCGCGTGATATAAAAAACCGTGTTACATTATCACCGGAAACCGTCCGACGGATGGTTTCGTATTTTGCAAGACATGAAGTCGACAAGCAGGGCGAAGGGTGGTCGCCGGGCGAAGATGGCTACCCGTCCGCTGGACGGATTGCATGGGCGCTATGGGGCGGCGATCCGGGCCGCGCATGGGCGAATGAAAAAGACCGGCTATTAGATGCCGAGGAAAGCGAGGGTCGGAATATGGACCAACAAAGACACATTGTCGCCGTCGTCGAGGACGAAGCGACCGTAACCATTACGTTCGAAAAATCCGTAATGGACATGGACGAATCCGAGGAAGCCGAAGCCGCAATCGAAGCGGTCGAGGAAGCCGCCGAGGATGAAGCCGAGTTAATCGGCGAACGTCCGAAAGATATGTTCGGTAACGAGCCGTGGGAGGAAGATTACGCAGGACCGGCCAAACGAAAAGGCCCGGAGAAACGCGTATTCCGCAGCGCGGTATTTGAACGCGAGTCGGTGCAGGACGCCGACCGCCGGGTGAGTTTGGCATTCTCCAGCGAAGCCGCCGTCGAGCGCGGTTGGGGTATGGAAGTGCTGGACCATTCGCCCGGTGCGATAGATTCATCGTTTATTGGTAGTGGCCGTGCGCCGCTACTGGTCGACCATGACCCTGCCGATCAAATCGGCGTGGTCGAAATGGTTTCCTTGGGTTCGGATCGTGTAGCACGCGCCGTCGTTCGCTTTGGGAAAAGCAAACGAGCCGAGGAAATTTGGCAAGACGTGAAAGACGGGATACGTGGGAACGTGTCTGTTGGATACGTCATTAACGAGATGGTTTCTGACGGGAAGCGTGATGGCCGGGAGGTTTACCGCGCAACCAGTTGGTCGCCACTCGAAATTAGTATCGTGTCCATTCCGGCAGATACTAGCGTCGGCGTAGGCCGAAGCATGGCGGAAACGCCGAAACCGGAAGTTATTTCACATTCATCGAAGGTACAAATTATGAGCGAAATTAACAGCGAAGCCGTCCGCGAAGATGGCATGAAGGCCGAGCGCAGCCGCGTTTCGGCGATTATGGACCTTGCTTCACGTCACAACCAGCGCGACCTTGGCGAGTCTGCCGTGCGCGAGGGTGCGACCATTGAGCAATTCCGTGGTGCGTTGCTCGACAAGGTGGCGTCGAAGCCGCTTAACGTCGACGTGGAAGTTGGTTTGTCGGACCGCGAGGCGCGTTCGTTCTCATTCGTGAAGGCCATTCGCGCGCTTTCGAACCCGCAGGATCGCCGCGCACAGGACGATGCCCGCTTCGAGTTTGAAGTCTCCGAGGCAGCCGCCAAGAAGGAAGGCCGAGACAGCCGTGGTATCACCGTTCCGGTGGACGTGCTGAAGCGTGATCTGACGACTTCGATTGCGTCCGGTACGTCGAAGGCTGGCAACCTTGTTGCCACGGACCTTTTGGCCGGTTCGTTTATCGACGTGTTGCGTAACAAGATGGTCCTTAACACGTTGGGCGCGCAATTCCTGACGGGCTTGCAGGGCAACGTGGCGATCCCGCGTAAGACTGCCGGTGCGACTTCGTACTGGGTCGGTGAGAACAGCGCCCCGACCGAGGGCAACATGACCTTTGATCAGGTTACGTTGTCGCCGAAGACGCTTGCCGCGTATGTCGACTACAGCCGTCGCTTGATGTTGCAGTCGTCAATGGATGTCGAGACGATGGTGCGTAACGACCTTGCCGCGTCAATCGCCGTGGCTATGGACGCTGCTGCTATCTCCGGTTCGGGTTCTAACCGTCCGACTGGCATTCTCAACACGTCCGGCATTGGTTCGGTGACGCTTGGCACGAACGGCGGTGCGCCGACTTGGGCCATGGTCACGAACCTTGTTAAGGAAGTCGAGATTGACAACGCGTTGACGGGTGCGGCGGCGTTCCTGACTAACGGACAAGTCAAAGCCAAGTTGTCCAACACTCCGAAGCAGACTTCGGGCGTCGAGGGTAACTTCCTGTTGGGACCGGACGTGAACAGCATCTACGGTTATCCGTTGGTGGTGTCGCAGCAGATTCCGGGCAACTTGTCGAAGGGTTCTGCGTCCGGCACGCTGTCGGCTATGATCTTCGGCGTGTGGAGCGACTTGCTGGTTGGTCAGTGGTCGGGCATCGACCTTATGGCCGACCCGTACACCGGCAGCAACGCTGGCACGGTCCGCATCGTGGCGTTCCACGACTGCGACTTCGCCGTGCGCCATGTCGAGTCGTTCGCCGAGTGTAACGAGATTGTGACCGCCTAATAACGGCGCAGTCTTGATTGATCTAGCATCAATCCGGGGCCGCCATCTAGGACAACGTGCTGTTGTCTTGGGTGGTGGCCCCACCCTTTTGTCGGACTTGCGACGGGTCCGGCCACGCGTCCAGCGCGACGGCGTTTGGATTGGCGTTAACCAGCATTCGTTATTGCTGGCGTTAGATTACGTGGTGTATCAGGACCGGGAACTATTCCCAATCCTGACCGGCCACGGGTTCCCGTTGGTCACGCACCATAAGGACCAAGCGGATATATGGTCGGGCATTGTTCCCGACTTTGGCTTTTCTGGCGGCACTGCCGTCTGGATTGCCGAGCATTTAGGGTGCGAAGAAATCATCGTGTGCGGTTGCGATAACTACATGGAGAATCGCCGTTACTGGCATTCGAAGGTGGGCGACCGAGGGCTGGAGTTGGGCATTTCGGCGATTGGTGCGTGGCAGCACGTCCGCGACCGAATGCAACAGCCGGAGCGGGTAAAAGTTGTATCAGGGACACTAATTAAGGTATTTTCCGCGTATGAAGGTTGAAATGCGACGGTCCCGTATGTATATGGGCCGAACCTTGGAAGCCGGACGGGTTGTCGAAGTCGACGACAAATTTGGCTTATGGCTAACGTCAAAAGGAATGGCGGTCCCGTATCACGGCGCGGAACCAGTCGCGGAACCGTCGATGCTGGACACCGTTTCTAACTTGATCGAAACACAGGTTAAGAAACGTGGACGACCGGCAAAAGGAAATACTTAAATACCGACAGGTTTACGCGAAATATCCTGATTACCGGATGTTTCCCGACCGGCTACAGCCGGTTGTCGCCGCTTTAAAGGGCCAGTCGGGTTCATTTCTCGACGTATCATGCGGTCGTGGCGAGTTACTGCAAGCAGCCGCCGACATGGGGTTTGCGCCAATCACCGGAACGGAAGCCGTACCGGAGTTGTGCGGCTACGGCGTGACCGAGGCGCAGATACACGCGTTACCGTTCGACGATAACGCATTCGACGTGGTTACGTGTATTGACGTAATCGAGCATTTGCTACCGCAAGACGTGATCCCGGCGTTGCATGAACTACAACGCGTCACGCGTAAGTATCTGTTGATTGCCGCAGCCGACTATCCGACCTATTGGGATGGCGAGAACTTGCATCCGTCCGCTCGACCGTATTCGGCATGGGATCAACTTTTTAGACAGGAATTAACCGGCACGGTTCACGAAATCGGGCCAACGTCTACGTCGGTTATGTGGGGTATTACTTATGGCAGTTGAAACCGCAGCGGATCGCGCATCCATGTGCGCCGCGTCCGATTGGGGCGTTGCCGCTATCTACAAAAGCGGCGGCAAGCGTTACCCGGTGCAGGGCATTTTCGACCGTGAGTATATCGGCGTAAATGTGTCCGACGTAGAGTTTGCCAGCACGCTTCCGGCATTTCATTTTCCGACCGCATCGTTACCGTGCCGTGCGTACGTGGGCGATACGCTTTATATCGACGACGACGTATATACGATTCGTAACATCGAAAACGATGGAACTGGCATCACTCGCTTGCGGCTGGAGGCGACCGAATAATGGCGCACGTAAGACAGCAAATCCGCGAAGCGTTTGCATCCGTCCTTACTACGGCAAACGTGGCATCGACGATTTCTTCGTCGCGTGTGTATCCGTTACCGGCAGACACGACGACAGCGGCGTTGATTTACACGAACGCCGATAGCGTTACTGACACGACATTGCACGCGCCGCGTAACCTAACACGCGAACTAATCATCGTGGTCGAGTGCGTTGCGCGAAAACTTGCAGATTTAGACGACCAGTTAGACACGCTTTGTAAAAACGTAGAAAACGCCGTTGGCGCTAACAACACGTTAAGCGGACTGGTTAAAGATTGCATCATGGCAGACACGACAATTACGCACGACTTCACAGGCGATGCGCCGATTGGGTCGGCTAGGATGCAATTTCGAGTTATGTATAGGACCGCAGAAAACAACGCGGAAATTTCAGTATAAGTTGAGAGGCAAAACAAATGGCAACACATCACGGTTCGGAAGGATTGGTAAAGATTGGCGCAAACACGGTCGGCGAAGTCACCGGGTTTTCGTTCACGCTAACAGCAGAGTACGCCGAGGACACCACGCTGTCGGACACTGCG